CAGCGAGCTGGTCGGCGAGGTAGGCGACCGTGAGGGCCTCCACATCCCGCGACATCCTCACATCCGACGTCATGGGTCAGCCCCGCCCGGCGTCCATCACGCGAATCAGAGTCAGGTTCTGCAAACTGTCGACAGCGGCCTCGTAGGTGTCGGGGATGATCACTACCCGCGCCCGGTTCCGCCCCGGCGACTCTTGAGCGATGTAGCCGGGTCCCGCCGCCTCCGCGATTCGCTGGCCGCGCCGCAACAGGTCGGCCTTCACCGCTGGCGATCGCCGCAGCTCCCGGAATCCCTTGTAATTGAGTTTCACAGTCACAAGTCGACCTTCTGCCAATAGTCAGGGGCATAGATGGCAAGCGTTTCGCCATCATCATCATCGGATGCGTCGCGGCGGGTAGCGGGCCGGACGACATGCAGACGGCCACCATCGAAAGCGAGATCCAACGGACCCTCGTCGAATATGTCGGTTTTTCCGTCCGACAGGATGATTTTCAACATGCTCATCCCTCCACTCTGCGCAGCGTCACCACAGTTCCAGGCTCCCAACCGGTGATTGGGTTCCGTTCACGGGTAACGCCCGTCACCGGATAGCGGTTGCCGCGAACCGTCCACTCATCGAACCGTGTCGCTGGCTGGTCATAGTCGAGGTAAAGGATGACCGTCTCGACTAGTCGAGTGCTGCCATCCTGAATGGTTTCCTCCGACTGATCGATCCCAACCCCGGCGCCGTCGACTGTCGCATCGGCGGCATATGTGGCTGTGGTGCGACCGTGTGCATTGCTGCTCATTGTCGCGAATGGATGCCGGGTGACTTGCTCACCAAACGCGAACAGCATCCGGCCAATCCTCCGCCTCGGGATAGCTACCCAACGGCACCGCCTGAGTCGCCGTGCCACATATGCCGCGCAGCGAGGTTTCCTCGCTTGGGTAGTAGTAGCCGCTGCGCGGCAACTGCTGGCGGGTGTCAGACGTCGCCGAGAAATGCGGGGTGCTTTGCTGATGCACCATTCCCGGCTCATGTTTGCGGACAATCGCAGCCCGGATGATCGCCAGAACCTGCCTGGTCTTGGCTGCCTCCGTGATGCTGTCGAGGCAGGGTGCGACACGGAACGCTTCAGCTTCGAAGTCGGCGACCAAAGCCGCAGTCTTCTCATCGTCAGCCAGCCCATACGGCGTCACGTCAGTAACCCGAACGAAAAGCCCCATGTCGCACCCCCCTCACTCGGTGCCGGTGTCGGGATCAGGCTTCGGCTTGACTGCCTTCTCCACGAGACCGACCGCGACCAGATGGTTGATGTGGTCGCGGTCGGCGTTAGCGGGCAAGACTGCGCCGCGATACAGGTACCGGTCGCCGCCCGTCGTTTTCACGACCGCAACAGCCCCCACCACCTGATAAGTGATGCTCGCCATGTGAATACCCCTTCTCAGATCGCGGTTCCGGTGATGCGGAGCCCGCTCGCGGGTCCCGTGACGTACGGCAAGGCGATGCGGCGAGTCCGCACGCGCCACAGGTCGTTGTCGTCGTTGCCGCTGGGGCGCCACGTCTTGACCTCAATGCCGGAAGCAGTGCGGGCATAGCCGGGGGACTTGATGTTCTCAGTCCCAATTCCGCCCAGATTCGCCCGATCCACCAACATTGGGTCAGTGGTGGCCGAATACATCGTCTTCACCCACGTCAAGCCGAGGTAGCTGAACGAGATCGCACCACTCAACAGGGGGTTTCCCTGCTCGCGGGGCAACACGTTCGCGGCGATCAGAAGGGAGCTGACCTTCGCATACTGCGACGGCTTCAACACGACAACGTCCGGCCGGTAACCCATTTCGAGTTCCTCAACCTGAGCCTGGGCCGTCAAGACGTCCTGGATGATGATCGCGCCTGTCGTCCATGCCGCGCTGGCCGCCTTGGTGGCAGTCACCTTCGACAGGATCGTAGCCATGCCGATGGTGTCGAAATCCTTGATCATGCGATTCGCCATCCGGGTCAGCTTGCGGCGCAACTCGTCGCGAGGGGATCGGGCGATCCTCTCGTCGGTGAGTTCACCGTCGAAGCCGCGCTTGCGCATCGCAACCAAAGTCGCTCCGACCTCGGCGTCCTGGGCGAGCGGGTAGGCCCCGCCGGGGCCAATCTCCTCGACGTCGGTGGATTCGCCGGCGTACAGCCCTTCGTCTGATTCGATCAGAAGGGCACCGGTGCCGGTGGCGTCGGCGCTGCCGGTCAGCAGCAGATCCGTGACGAACGACTTGTCTGTCAACTGTTCCAGTCGGCGGGCGACAAGGCGCTGGGAGCCGAGCAGGCGATGCACCTCCTCCGGGGTGAGGGAGGCGTCGTGCCGGATTTCGGGGTATGTGTCAGTCATGATTGATCATCTCTTCTCTCAGGCCCACAGGACCTGGACGGCTTCGCCGGCGACGGCGGCGGTGAGAGCCAGTCCGATTCCGAGTCCGACGACGGTTTGGACGGTTCCGGCGGCGCCGGCTTCGACATGGGCGCCCACGGCGATTCCGCCAGCGCCGACCGCGATCGGGACGCCAATCGATCCGGAGGCGATCAGATGAACGGCGACCTTGTCGCCAGTCAGGCAATCCTGAGCTGCGACACCGACGATCGTGGTTGCGGCGGCGGTACCGACCACAATCGACCGGTCAGCGGCGCCGACCTTGACGAGCTGGCCACCGGTGATGTTGGCCTCAGCAGTGAACGTCACCGGTCCGCCGGTGAACTTGGGCAGGTAGTCAGCCATTGTTGGATTCTCCTTCAGGGAAGACGTGCGCGAAGAACTGGTCGTCGTCGCTGTCGGTGGCTTCGTCGACGCCGCCGGTGTAGCCAACCGGCTCCAGCGGGACGGTGTTCTCGGGCAGGGCGGTGAGGATGGCCTCAGCGCCGGGGTCCGCTTCCAGCTGGGTGGTCCAATGCTCGCGGCGACCGCTGGGGATGCGGCCAGCGTTGATGGCGGCGGTCACAACCTGCTCGCGGTGCTGCGCGGCGAGTTGCTTCGCTGCGTCGCGGCCAAGCTCGGCGTCAGTTTTCAGCTGAGCGAAAGCTGCCTCGTCGACAACGATGGTGCCCGTGGGCACCGGGGTGGGGTTGGTGGTTTCGGACTCTGCGAGTACCTCGTCGAGGGCGGCCAGAATGGTCGCCTCGTCAGGTTCGGAATCGGTGATCCCGAGCCGATCGCTGAGCCCCTTGATGAGAGTTGCCGACATGGCTTCTCCTTCGGTTGTTGGGGTTGTGGTGTTGCCCGGCTCGGTCGCCGGGTGACTGTGGGGGGTTGGTGCCGGCGCAGTGTCGCGTCCGGCGTAGGCAAACATGGACAGATCGAACGTGTTGGTGGGTTGCGGCTCCGCTGCGGCGTCGACATGATCCGCGAGACCCGCGTCGACAGCCTCCGCCGCCGTGTACCAGGTTTCGGCCTTCATGCGTGTCCGCCACACGTCCGCCGTGTCACCGGCTCGAGCCTGATAGATTTCGGCCAGCGAGCCGCTGATCTTGTCGAGAATGTCGGCCATGTCTCGCATGTCCGCAGCAGGACCAATCGCGACGCCTTGCGCGTCGTGGATCATCATCTGTGACCCGCGCGCCATGGTGACGGTATCGCCAGCCATCGCAACAATCGAGGCAGCGGATGCGGCGAGCCCATCGACGGTGACATTCACCGCCGCCTTGTGTTGCCTGAGCGAATTGTAAATGGCGAGTCCGTCGAAGACTTGCCCGCCGGGCGAGTTGAGGTGCAGGTCGATGGTGTCAACCGTGAGTGCATTGATGGCGGCAACGAAGTCGGACGCTGCGATCCCAAACCAGCCACCGATCGCGTCGTAGATGTACACACTCGCCTGCTTGCTGCCACCGGCGTTGGTGATGGTGTACCATTCCGTCGCTGCATGTTCGGCGGCTGCCCGTGCGTGCTCATAGCTCGCACGCGCCCTTACAGCGTCGTCATCCATTGGTGGTCTCCTTCGAGCTGGGTGGGGTGTCGTTGGCTGCGCGGTTGGCTGCGATCAGCTCTGGTAGTCCGTAAGTGGCCCGGACGAACGCTTCGAGGCTCGGATCTCGCGTGAGTACTCCGGCATCGATCAGAAGCTTGATGGCTTCCGCCGTGGCTGCATGTCGTGATCCGATTTCCTCGAACACCAACCGTGGCGCCGGTTCGTCAGGCCCGAAGGCCACGTCAACCAAGTCCTCGATGACATGCACATTCGTCACATCGGCGACCGAACTGGCATCAGTTTGCAAGTTGAGCGTGAAGAAATCGGCGAACGTCGACCCCAAAGCCCATGAGCCCGTTTCGGTTCCCAGGTTGAGGAAGTGCGCCAGCAGCGCGCGCGCGATTTGCTCGTCGTAGTACCTGATGACAGGATCGGCGTCGGGCAGCTTGCCGGTAACCCCCTGCAAGGTGAGTGTCGACCCGTGAGATAGTGCGGCGCCCGCATTGCTGCCGCCACGGTGAGCCTTCGCCGTTGCCAGCCCAGCCTCTTGGTCCTTCTTCTGCCACTCCTCGGCGGCTTCCTCCGTGAGCCCGGCTGGCGGCTCGGGTCCCGTGTAGATCGGGACGCCCATGCCGTTCCGCTCTAGGGTTTGCGCCTGAGTCCTGAGCGCGCGATCCTTCAACAGCCAGAACTTGTAGGCTGGCCTTAGGATCGACTGACCCAACCAGTTGCCGCCCTCGCGGTCGTTGATGTAGGCGACCAGCCGGTCGACTGGGATTTTGACGTCGGTGCCATCGATTCCGAACTGTTCAATCGAAATCAGGCCACCATC